CCATCTTATTACACTGGTAACGGTGTTTTTTTATTGGGGGCTTAGCTCAGTTGGGAGAGCATCCGGCTCATAACCGGGCGGTCATAGGTTCGAGTCCTATAGGGTCCACCACTTGCGAGTGTGGCGAAATTGGCAGACGCGCTAGACTTAGGATCTAGTGGTTTATCCGTGGGGGTTCAAGTCCCTTCACTCGCACCATTGAAATTTAAAGCCTTGTTTTACAAGGTTTTTCTTTTGGTAAAATGCTTTTACCTCTTATTTACCTCTTAATTTAGAGTGGTAAAAATCATTAATTTGTCAGTGCTTTTTATTTTCACTTGTTTTATAATAGCGAACCAAAGGGGAAGATAAATATGCCAATATATGAAACAAAAAAGCCAACGAAGGATAGTAGAAAGTATTTCTTTAGGTGTTACTATACAGATAAGTATGGTGCAAAAAAACAATATGAAAGTAAAAAATATTTAGGAAAAAGAGAGTGCGAGAGAGCAGAACGAAAGTTTTTAGAAGAACGTGATAAATATTACTTAATAGAGAATAATAGTTACGATAATCTTATGTTTAAGGATATTTATGATGAATGGTGGTTATACAAGAGAAATACGATAAAGGATACTACGTTATATACAGAGCATAAAAATATGGATAAAAGATTTTTAAATTATTTTAAAGATTATAAATTATCTTCTGTAAATAAAAATGTTATTTGTGGCTGGTATAACGAATTACTAAATGTACCTTTATCAAATAGATATAAAAATAGGATGATTGGTTATGCTTTAGAATTTTTTGACTTTGCTAATGTTAATTATGATTTTTCTAAAAAGAACTATATTAATGTACAACATATAAAAAGCAGCGAAATAGTTAATCAACGTGATAGTGAGTGGAATTATCTTACATTAGATGAATTTAATAAGTTTATTGGTGTAGTTAAAGATGAAATTTATTATTTAATTTTTAATTTTTTATATTATACTGGGCTTAGAATAGGTGAATTCAATGCTTTAAGGTGGAATGATATTGACTTTAAGAGCAAAACATTTAGAGTTAACAAAACTCTTTCTAATAAAATTGGTACAGGTGGTTATGCCATTCTTCCACCTAAGACTAAAAATTCTGTTAGAATTGTTGATATTGATGATTATATACTTGATTTATTAATAGAACACAAAAAGAAAGAAAGTAAGATATATGGCTTTAATGATAATATGTTTGTTTTTGGAAATATAACATACATTCCACCTACCACTATTTCAAGGCATTTAAAAAACGCATTAAAAGTAGCTAACATTCCATCAAAAAAAATTGATTATCGTGAAGGTGATAGTATAATTACATTACATGGCTTTAGGCACTCACACGCTAGTTTATTGATTAACTTAGGACTAGATTTTAAGGATGTAGCCGAAAGATTAGGTGATACACCAGAAATGATACAAAAAGTATATTATCATATGTTTCCACAAAAAAAGAGCAATACAGTAAATGCTCTTAATAGATTGAATAAAGAACCTTAATGGTTCTATTTTTTTATTTTAATGTTACTTATTATGAACTATTATCAGCATTTTTTAGCCCTCGAAGTGAACAATATAGTGTTTTATTCGTAAAAAAGTTAACTACAAGATAATGCAAAAAATTATTTCTTTGATTTAAGAAATTCAATATATTCTATTACATTTTCTAGTTGGTCGCCAGTTAAATCGTAATAATCTTTTATCATTTTTTTTAATTCTTTAAAAAAATCTTCTCTTGTGGCTATAAATTTTTCTGCTGTTTTTAATAATTCTTTTTCGTAATAATCCATTTCTTTTTCCATATCCACATTAAATCCCATTAACCATGCAGGACTAACATTAAGTACTTTAGCTAACTTATAAATATTTGTTTGTTTTGGCTCGTATCTTCCACTAAGATATGAACTTAACGCACCTTTTGTAATTCCAGTTTTATTAACAATATCTGTTCGTGTCATGCCTCTTAGCCCCATAGCTTGGTTTAATCTGTTCCCAATTACGTTAGACATTTCTTCACCTCTTAAATAAATAATACCACTTTTTTTGTTATAATTCAATAAAAAGTTTAGTTTTCTAAAAAAACTATTGACATTGGTAAATGTTGGTAGTAAACTTAAATTAAGTTTAGTTTTCTAAACAAATGAGGAGGTGAATAATGAGTGATAAAATATGTTTTGATTTTAGTGAGTTAGAAGGGAAAATAAAACAATATTATGGTACGCAAGATAAATTTGCCGAAGCTATTCCTATGTCTTTAAGCAGTTTGAATTTAAAACTAAATAATAAAGCAGAATTTTCTAGTCAAAATATTAGACGAATGGCTACTTTGTTACATATAGATTTAGAAGATATTGGACGTATTTTTTTTAGTCAAAATGTTTAGTTTTCTAAACGTTTTATAAGGGGTGAATGATGAAACATAAGAAAAGCATTAGTGCAAAAGAAACGCTAGAATTAATCGAAAAAACATGGGCAGATAAGAATGACATCATGAGACTTGCTTGTTGTGGTGAAGTTAATGCTAAAAAAATAAAGCAAGAACTAGTAGAAGAACTTGATAAAGAGGGATATAAACTTCCTTCCGGTAAAGTACCCATGGATAGGCTAATTAAATATCTAAAAATTAATATTAGTTATTTAAGGAAGGTGGCAGAAAAAGACAACAATTAAGGGGAATAGGAAGGGGTAAAAATGAATAGAGACAGTTTTGTTTTTTATAGAAGTTTTTATGAAGCTATTCATAGAATTAATGATAAAGAGCTTAAAGCAGATATTTTTGAGGCAATTTGTGAATTGGCTTTAAATAATAGTGAGATTCCAATAGAAAATGGTGTGGGATTAGCAATTATAAGTCTAATAAAACCACAACTTGTTGCTAATAATAAGAGGTATGAAAACTCTAAAAAAGGTGGAGCACCAAAGGGTAATCAAAATGCAAAAAAACAACCAAAAAACAATAAAAAACAACCTAATGTAAATGTTAATGAAAATGATAATGTAAATGTTAATGTATTAAATAATAATAACTTTATCAATGGTGATTTAAGATTAAAAGAAAAAGTAGAAGAGTGGATAGAATACAAAAAAGAAAAAAGAGAACCATACAAACCTATGGGTTTAAAAAGTCTATTAACACAAATAGAGAATAATTGCAGAAAATATGGTACTTCAAATGTTATAGATATTATCACCGAAAGTATGGCTTGCAACTATAAGGGGATTTTGTTCGATAAACTAGTTAGTAGGAAAGTTGAAAAAGACCCTTATGAAGGAGTACCTAGATTGTAATGATGAATATTTAAACTTGATAATATGCTATCCAAGTCTACTAGAAAAGACAATAATTAAACCACATTATTTAACTAATAATAGAGCAAGAAGAATGTTTGAAATACTATTAAGTGAGTATGAAGAAAGTAAGTCTTTTGTAATAGATAGAATGGCTAAAAAGTATAAAGACTTTAATGCTTTATACTATGGCGAATTGTTATATGATCCTCTCTATCATGAAAGTAAAGACATTCGATTCAAAGAGTTGGAAAAAGTAATAATTGAACAATTTAAACAAAAGAAGTATGAAGAACTAATTACTAATTTTGATGGAGATTGTGATAAATTCTATGAAGAATTAACAAAAGTTAATGAAGTCAATTATAACGAAAGTGAATATTTAACTGCAGATGAAATGGTTGATGTTTTAGCTAAAAAAAATTCAAAAATAGAATTAGGGTATCCATCACTAGATTATTCGCTTAATTTATCTCAAAATGATTTATTAATCATTGGTGCTGGAACTGGTGTAGGTAAAACAGTATTTGCTTTAAATTTATTAGTTAAGTTGAGTAAAAAATATCAATGTATTTATTTCAATATGGAAATGAGCAAGAGCATTATTTACAAGAGAATATTATCTAACATGACTGGAATTGAAATGAAAAAATTAAATAATATTAAAGAACTAGAAGAAAATGAAAAAAGGGTGTTACATCACCAAATGAAAGAGTTGGAAACTAGGAAATTGATATTAGTTAATAAATCACTAGAAATTAAAGAAATTGTTAAAGATATAGCCAATATAAAAACAGACAAACACGTTGTGGTATTTATAGACCATATAGGACTGATAGAAGCTAAGGGGAAAAGTAGATATGAGGTTATGACAGAAGTTGCGAAAGAATTAAGAAAAATATGTATGAACTGCGAATGTACTGTTATTGGTTTATGTCAATTAAATAGGACTGCACAAAAAGATGAAGAAGCACCTAAATTACAAGATTTAAGAGATAGTGGTGAAATAGAACAATCTGCTAGAAAAGTATTGCTATTGCATAATGTTAGTGCAAGGAAAGAAGATAGAATACAAGACATTGATGTAATAATTGCTAAAAATGATGATGGTGATAAGTTAATTAAAAATTTTAGATTTGATAAATATACTCAGTTATTTACTGAGGCATATACGAAAACTAGATAGGGGGATAAAAATGTTTAAAAGAGAAGAAAAAAAACTCAAACCAGAAGAAGAAAAGATTTTAATAGAGGATATAAAAAATTCTAAATATGCCATTGTAACAACAGAACACACTTGTTGGATATATGGTAGTGAAGCAGAATTACTTGCTGGTCTTTCTTCTATTGTAATGTCTATGTATAGTCAAGGAATAACCGATAGAGAATTATATGAAAAAGCATTAGTTTTAGGTTTAGTTGATAAAAAAGAATTTCCAAAAGTAGCATTACAAGAATTAAAAAAGATATTAGAAAAAATGGAGGATTAAAATGCCAGAAGCAAAAAAAGAAGAAAAATTAAATTTATTACAAAAATTACAAAAATGTAGAGTTGAATTACAAAATAAGAATTTAAAGAAAAGTGGTGAAAATAGTTTTGCTAAATTCAAATATTATGAGTTAGCAGATTTCTTACCAACTGTTAATGAATTGTTTGATAAATATAAATTATTTAGCCAATTTACATTAAATAACGATACAGCAACATTAGAGATATTTGATACAGAAAAAACTTATAAGAGTGATGAATTTGAGTTTTATGATAGTGTTGCTTTTACTATACCTAGTGAGAAAGTAGAAATTAAGGGAAGTAATGCAATTCAAAATTTGGGTGGAAGCAACACATACCTAAGACGTTATTTATACTTAAATGCACTTGAAATAGTGGAAAACGATATGTATGACGCAACAAGTGGTAAGACTAATACAAAAGCTACTACAAAAAAGAAAATGCCAAATAAGGAAAAATTAATGGCTTTTTGTAAGGAAAATAATATCAACCTTAATGATATAGCTAAGCAGTTTAATTTAACTAGCAAAAGTACTGATGATGATTTCTTTGATGTTTTGTGTGAATTAATGCCACCAGAGGAAGATAATGCAAGCAACAGTTAGTCAAGATAGAGATAAGTATTATGGTGGTAGTGATATTCCTATCATTATGGGAATAAGCCCATTTAAAACAAGATTTGAGTTGCTTCAAGAAAAAGCAAAAGTAATAGATGACAATTTTTCTGGTAACGAATTTACCGAGTATGGTAATATTATGGAACCAAAAATAAGGGAATACATTAACGAAACACAAAAAGATAAGTTTATAGAAGGAAAACACATCAAAGATGATGTAAGAATACATACAGACGGTGAAAACAAAACAACCATATTAGAGATTAAAACTACATCACAAATTCATGAAAAAGTTGATGATTATAAGATATATTTAGTACAACTTTTATTCTATATGCAAGAGGCTAAAAAGAAAAAAGGAATACTTGCAGTATATGAAAGACCAGAAGATTTTAATGAAGAGTTTGATCCATTTAGATTGAGAGTGTATGAAATAGATATTAAAAATTATAAGGCACTACTTGATGATATTAACTTGGCATTAGAACAATTTAAGATAGACCTTGAAAAAGTTAAAAATAACCCATTTATTACAGAAGAAGATTTAATACCAAAAGAAGTAGTTGCACTTAGTAATGCAGTAGTAGAGTTTGAAAATAAACTTGCGTTAGCTAATCAATGGGAAAAAGAATATGCAAAGGTTAAAGAACAACTAAGAAATGCTATGGTAAATAATGGCATAAAAACATGGGAGATGAATAATGGTACTAGAATCACTAATGTATTAGATAGTCCAGATAAAGAAGTTGAAGAAGATTACTATGACGAAGATAAGTTTATAAGTGAAAATACTGAACTACATCAAAGGTATCATAATAAGTTAGCAGAGTATAAAGAAACTAGAAAAGTGTTAAAAAAAGGTAGAAAAGGTTATCTAAAAATAAGTTTTAAGAAAGAGAGTGATGAATAGTGAAAGATTACATTATGAAAGAAAGAGAACTATTAGGACTAATTGGTAATGATTTATGTGAGATAAAAAGGTTCTTAATTGGAAATCTCCCAACAGAAGATAAGTGCGAAGTTGCAAAAGAAGATTGTTTCTATGATTCATTAAAAAATAATTTAAACCATGTTGAAGAAATAAAAGACTTAGTGCAACAACTAAATGAAATAATTATAGGAGGTAAGCATTAATGAATATATGGGTAGGTATTGGAAATTTAGTTAGAGATGTTGAATTAAAGCAATCACCAAATGGCACAGCCTTTACTAATTTTAGTATTGCTATAAATAGGCCACCTAGACAAAATGGCGAGACAGAAACAGATTATATTAATATTGTATCGTATGGTAAACAAGCCGAAAATCTTGCTAAATACACACATAAAGGTAGCAAAGTAGCAGTTCAAGGTAGAATACAAGTAAGACATTACCAAAATGCAGAAGGTAAGAACGTTTATGTAACTGAAATACTTGCTAACAACGTTCAATTTTTGGATACAAAAGCGAACAACAATGTAGAACCTAAGCCAGAACAAGATCCATTCCAGCAAATGGCTAACACAATAGAAGAAGAACAAAGTGGAATGGATATGCCATGGTAGAAAGTGAAGTAATAGATAAGATAAAAGAAATTGTTGATAAGTTAGATGAAATAGAAGAATATTTTGATAGTTTACCAGAACTACAATCAAACATAGATTCTTTAATCAGTGATTATAGACATTTAATACGAGAAAATATATTAAATGACAAAGCCTCAGTAACAATAGTAAAAAAAATGAAAGAGGCAGAATTGTTAAGAAAAAAAATCAATAGACATCATGATTTATCAAATATCTATGTGAAATTAAAAGGTAGATTAATTTCAAAGGAAAATAGACAATTTCTTTTAACTGAACTTCATAAAAAAGAAAAGGAATGGCAATACCCATATAAGTATAGGGTTCTAACTGATGAAGAAATCGAAGAATTACTAAACGAAAAGAAAAAAAGAGGTAGACCAAAGAAAGCAGATGATGATAATGGGGATATTCAAGAGAATTAAAAATATAGAAACAATGGTAAAGGATATAGAAGGTATATTAGCGTTAGACAAGCCCTACTATGAAAGCCAAATAGAACAATTAGACATTATTAAGGCAAAAAACATTAATTTGGAACGTGAAAACAAAGAATTAAGGGAATTGCTTAAAAAAATGGAAACACCCCTAGAAACGTCTAAAAATGGCATTAAAAAGACTACTAGAAAGAAGCAAGATGGAACCAAATAAAGAAAATCTTGCCTTTTTGAATGAGGTGTTAGATTCAGTAATTATTGTGCTAACCGAATATATGATTAAAGATTCATTTAAGAGCAAAGGGAAGAAAGAAAAAAAATATATAGTATCAACCCAACAACTATATTCAATTTGTATAAAATTAATCAAAGATATAAAGAAGGTGTATATAGATGATTAATATGCAACTAACTATTCTAAATGCTCAAAGCAAGATAGAACGAGAAGAAAATTTATTCAAAAAAGTTTATATGCAAGTAGCATTAGATAGATTTATTCAAGAAATGAAAAAGGAAGAAGAAAGTGGCAATTAGAATAGGTGATTTTTACATTACTAGAAACAACCCAAGAGAATTATTAAAAACTATTGCTAATAAACAAAACCAAATTGATAAAGTCGTTGAAATATTAGAAAATCGTCAAAATAATTTGTTTACTAAAGAAGTGAGAAAAACATTAGATGATGATGTTGAAAGAGCATTAAATATATTAAAGGGTGTAACGATAAATGTTAGGTGAAATAGATGTTGAAGATTAAAGATAATGTTGATTTGAAAGAATTATATAAATATGGATTCAAAAGAAAATATTATAATGGCACTAAAAATCTTGTATTAGAATATGAACTTAAAGACCACCCACATAAATATCAAGACGTTATATTTGATATTTCTACTAGAAAATTAGAATTTTGTAATTGGGGTAGTGATATTATGTATGACTTAATAAAAGCCGACTTAATAGAAAAGGTAGGTGAAAACAGATGAGGAGTTTAGTTATATTAAGAGGAAGCCCAGCAAGTGGCAAATCTACTTGGATTAAGACTATGGGGTTAGAAAATTATACATTGTGTGCTGATTCTATTCGTTTATTAGTAGAAAGTCCAATTATAGTGCCAGATAAGAAACATAGGGTTATAAGTCAAAAAAATGATAATTATGTATGGCAATTATTATTTGAACTACTAGAAAAGAGAATGAGTAGAGGAGAGTTTATTGTAGTTGACGCAACGCATAGCCGTTCTAGTGATTTTAGTAGATATAACAAGTTGTGTGAAAGATATAGATATAGAAGATATTATGTAGATTTTAGTGATGTGTCTATTGAAGAATGTAAAAGAAGAAATGCTAATAGAGAAGATTATAAAAGAGTACCAGAAAATGTTATAGACAAGATTTATTCAAGACTAGCCACACAGTCAAAAACAAGTGGTTGGGTTGAAGTGGATAAGAATAATTTTTGGAATGAAATAGGGCTTAAATTATTTGATATGAATGAGTATGAGGGTATCAATATGTTTGGTGATATTCACGGTTGCTATAATCCACTAAAACAATATTTTGAAGAACATCCATACCAAGAAAATCAAATGTATATATTTTGTGGTGATTACATAGATAGAGGTTTGCAGAACAAAGAGACATTAGAGTTTTTAATGGAATTATCTCAAAAGAAAAACGTTTTATTCCTAGAAGGTAATCATGAGAGGTGGCTTAATTATTATTCATTAGATGAGATAGAAAATATTAAGTCAAAGACATTCTTGCATAAGACTATGTTTGAATTGGAAGAATTAGATAAAAAAGATATAAGAGCCTTTTATAGAAAAATAGGACAATTAGCATACTTTGAATATGATGGCACGAGGTATTTGGTTACACATGGTGGAATTAGTTATATGCCAGAAGAATTACAATTAGTAGCAACAGAACAATTAATAAATGGCGTTGGTGATTATAACGTGCAAATTGATGAAATATTTAGTGAAAACGAAAGTTATAAAAATATAGTGCAAGTACATGGACACCGTAATACTTTTAAAGTTGATGATATAAATGGTAAGTCTTACAATTTAGAAGGAAAAGTTGAATTTGGTGGTGAATTAAGAGTATTAAGTCTTACAAAAGGCAACAAGCCAGTTATGTATAAGATAAAGAACGATTATTATGCTACACCAGAACAAGTCAATGAGTATAAAGAGTGCAAGGCAGTGGTTAAAGATATACCTATGGTAGAGCAATTAAGACTTAGCAAAGATATTAGGGAGGTACAACTAGGTAATAATATTAGTTCATTTAACTTTACTAGAAATGCTTTCTATAAAAGGAATTGGAATACTTATACTTGCAAAGCAAGAGGCTTATTTATAGATACAGAGAAAGATAAAGTAGTAGCAAGAGGTTATGAGAAGTTTTTCAATGTAAATGAGAGAAGAGAAACAGAACTAGAACATTTATTAGTTAAGTTCAAAGATAAAATCACTTGCTATAAGAAAGAAAATGGTTTCCTAGGTATTATGTCTATGGTAAACGGCGAATTGTTTCTAGCAAGTAAATCCAACAATAAAGGAGAGTTTGCAGAGTATTTTAGAAATATATTTAACAACAGTCTTATAGATAAGCCAAAACTAATAACTTATTTATCTACACATGATGTATCACTTACATTTGAAGTAATTGATGTAGTACATGACCCACATATCATTAAATACAATACATCTAAAATAGTTTTACTAGATATAATTCATAACGATTATGAGTTTAAAAAAGAACCTTATGACAAAGTTGTAGCATTAGCCAAGTTATTAAATTGTGAATGTAAGAGCATTTATAAAGAATTTGATAACATAAGAGACTTCCATAGATGGTATTTAGAAAATACTGATGAAGAAGATTTGTCAAAAGAAGATATTGAAGGTGTAGTTATTGAATGTAATGGAATTATGACTAAATTAAAATTCCCATACTATAATTTCTGGAAACAAATGAGAAGAGTGAAAGAACAAGTTGCACATAAAAGTAATGTTAAACTATCTAGTCTATTTAATGCAACAGCAAACTATTTCTATGCTTGGTTAAAGAAACAAGATGAAGAAACATTACAAAAAGACATTATTACATTAAGAGATATGTTTTATAAGGAGAAGAAGTAATGAAAAAAATATTATTAGTATTAATACCACTGTTGCTTTTAGCAGGGTGTAGAGATAGTGAAATGGTTTCTTATAATATGAGTAAAGAAGCAGATAGTTTTAAGGTTAGAAGAAGAATAGTTTTTATTAATTTAAGAACTAATGACTATATATTTGAAATGTCTGGTTTGTGTTCTATTCATGTAGATAATGATAATGACTTAGATGTTATTTGCAAGGTTGGAGAAGATAAGTACCAAAAGCATTTCTTACATTTAACTAGTGAGGTAACATATACCGTAGAACAATTAGATTTTAACGAAGTATCTAAGTATGACTATGAAATAGTATTTAAGCCACAAAGTGTTGTACCAATCAAAATAGAAACGGAGATAGGTTAATGACAGAGCCAAATGAAAAAATGTGTTTAACGTGTGAACATTGTATTTATATATGTGAAGGCGATTACATTTGTGATGTAGAGAAAATACCAGTATTAATAATGGAAGAACACTGCCCTAATGAAAATTATTGGTATTGTGCTGGTAGTGAGTGGGTTAGCAAATATGATTAATACAGAAGAATATTATGGTGGCAAAATGCCAGAACCACACGAAATTATTGAAGATGATGATGAGTACGATTTAGGTTGGGATTTAGACTATGCAGATTTTATGCACGATAGAGAGATATTAGGTGATAATTAATGAAAAAAAAGATATTTGCAGTAAGTGATATACACGGCTTTTATACAGAATTAAAAGATTGCCTTGAAGAATCTGGGTATGATGAAAACGATCCTAATAACTTATTAATTGTTTGTGGCGATTTATTTGATAGGGGTAGTGAAAGTGCATTAGTATATGCTTACTTAAAAAGGCTAAGTGATGAGAATAAAGCAATAGTACTTAGAGGAAACCACGATAGTATGATGATTGAATATTTAGATGGTACTTCTATTTCGCCATTTAATTATATCTATAATGGCACAAGAGAAACTTTTGCAGATTTTTTACATGAAACTGCACCATTTGAAAGCTGGTGTCTATTGCGTGAAGGAATAAACGAACCAACTGTTGGCGATTTTGCAAGGTGGTTGCCTTATGCAAGAGGCACTATTAATACAGAATATCCAGAGTTGTTACAATGGTTAAAAGATAGACCATTCTATTTTGAAACCAAAAATTATATATTCACGCATGGTTCTATTGATACACAAGCCCAAGACTGGCATAAACCACAATATAGAGCATGGGAAGAATTAACATGGGATGATGGTTCATTTTATAGCAAGCGAATTGCCAACACTAGCAAAACGATTGTTATAGGACATTTTGGTACAGAACATTTGAGAAAGATGTATGAATTACCAACGATAGAAGAAAACAAGTATAGCATTTTAAAAAGAGATGATGGGCAAGTTATAGCTATTGATGGAACAACTGTTTTATCGCATAAAGTAAATGTATTAATAATAGAGGAAGAGGAGATATAAATGACCACTCTAAAATATATTTTAATTATATTGTTAGCAGTATTTGAAATAGAGATATTAAGAGTAATTAATCATTATGATTTTCTATCTTTTATAGCTGGCGAAATATATGTATTTTTACTAGTATTTGGAGGATTATATGAGCCTTGATAAAGTCATTGAACATGGTAAGGAGGAGGTGTAAATATGGATTTAATAGCTTTTGCTAATAGTCAAAACAGTAAGATAATGAATTATGTTAATAAATACTATGGGAAAATACCTAGGTGTAGAGGTGTAAGATTAATGGCTTTAGAGGAAAAATCTAAAGAAAAGCCTAATGTTGATGTAACAGATTTATTTGATACTGGTGAAGAATATAGCCATGATGAGGAAACTAAAATATTTAATAAATATGTAGGGCAAGATGTTATTTATATTCATACAAGATGTGGTGATTGTGATTTAGGATATGATGGCGAAAATAGTAACTATGTGTTTTGTGGTGCAAAAGATTGGGAAGGAAAATATAAAGATTTATTTCTAGAACATATTACAAATGAATTTGATTGCACATACTGTACGCATTATTTTAAAGCAGTTATTAATGATGAATACAAGGAACTTTTAAATGAGTTTAGATAAAGCAATTAAACATGGTAAAGAAAAAAGAAAACCTTATTATGGTGCAAAAGCAGTAGACCGTACTTGCAGAAACCATGGTTCGTGTCCGTGGTGTAGTGATGGTCGAAAACATAAGAATAAAAAGAGGGAACAAATGTATAAGGGGGAATAAGTAAAAAATGACTTATTATGAGAGAAAACGTAATCAATTAGGAATCACTAGAAGTGATATGGTAGATATGTTAGGTATTGACTATATGAAATATGTAGCAATCGAAAAGGGGGAAAGAAAAATGCCAGTAAATTTAATTGATAAATTTAATAGTATTATAAATAAAGGTAAAAATGAATTAGAATTTGAAAAGTTAAATAGACAAGCCTTAGTAAATGAATGGTTTGAAGATATGACAACCGTAGTTAATGGTCGCATTAAATTAAAAAATAAAATGGAAGAATTTAATATAGAAAGTTACAAAGAATTGGCTACTCTAATGGGATATAAAACTGCTTGTAATCTTAGTATTTATTGCAATAAGACAAGACCAGCACCTTATGATTTTAAAAATAGGTTATATACTTTTTTTGCAGATGAATTGAATATACAAGATAAGAAAAAAACAGTTATTTTAAATAAAGAAAAAATGACTCATGAAGAAAAGAACGAATTGACTGAATGGTATAAAACTTTTGATATTCATAAATGGTTGGAAAAGAACAATCTTACCATTGGTGGCTTCCCAGAGTATATACCTATGCCAAAATCAACCTTCTATTACTATTGCAACCCAAGGGGTGGTGTTATGCCAACTAAAACAACAATAAAAAAAGTAAAAGAAGCTGTTGAAAGATATGAGAATGGTAATAGTGAAGAAACAGAGGTAACACCAAGCAGTGATAATTCTGTTAGTGTTGAAAACATAGATAAAGATACAAATATTATTGAAGGTAAGGAAATTAATATAGATGACATACAAGAAGAAATTGATGATTTAAAAGATGTTAATCCAGTATTAAAAAGTAATTATTATTTAACTGATACAGGATATGATTATTTAAATATAAATGATGATATATTTAGAATTAAAACAGTAGATATATATGATGGTAATAATATATCTAAAGATGATAAAGCTAGTGTTATTGTTATATATCAAACAAATGAAAATAGGCATTCTATCTGCTTAGGTAATCGTAGTTATAAGGCAGGCTGTATTGATGCATCTAACATTGAATAAAATTACCATAATTAGATTTACAAAAACATATAAATATGGTAATTTTAATATAATAGGGAGAGGATATATATGAAGAAAACTTCAAAGGGATTTACTTTGGTTGAATTACTTGTAACAGTCGTATTATTAGGTATTGTTGCAACTATCGTAGTTGTTAATATGACTGGAATATCTAAACAAGGTCAAGATCGTGAATACGAAGCATTTAGACAAGCAGTATTAAGTGCTGCAACTGCCTATAGTGCAAGTAACAGTGATGTATTTGCTAATCTATATATAGATAAAGCATATATGTATATCACAACAGGAGATGTCATTGGATCAGGTTTCTTAGATGAAAATTTAGTTAACCCAATGACAAGAGAAAAAATAGGTATGGATGAAAAGATTAAAGCAGTCTTGGATACATCATCTGGTGCTTTAAAATTTGAATATCCTGCTGAAAATTCTGAAACAGAGCAATTTTTAGTTGCCTTAGATGATTATGTCATCAATGGTGAACCATATGACTGTATGAATGGTATTGGTTCATATAAATTAGCATTAAGTGATGAAAATGGTAATATGATCACTGATGTTAATAAATTATTAAATGAATATGGTTTCACATGTGAATATGATTCTTCATGGCAAACATGGGATGATAATAAATGGTATCAAAACCATGGTCAATATGTAGTTAAAGGAACTAATGCTATTGGTGATAAAGATGGTAACATCAAATACACTAATGAAGCAGGAAGTTATCAAATAACTTACAAGTTTATATCTGACTCAGGTTTTGCTAAAGAATTTAAGAGAACAGTTAATGTTCTTGAAAAGTTTGAACCTGGAATTGAATTAAAGACTGTAACAGCTCCTTCTCAAGGAAATGGTGTAAAACCTAATGTTACTACAAATCAATATGATTCAGGTAATAAATATGAACAAATTGAATCTTCTAATGAAGAAGGTGTAATTTATAAATTATTTACTCCTCAAGTAGCAGCTGATTGTAATACATGGACATTCTTAGCATTCAAACCAACATTAACTGGTGCTGATACTGCTAAATCAACATATACAATCATGAGAAATACTGCAGGTACTGGTAACTATCAAGTTAAAGCACCTGGTGGAGTACAAAACTTATATTCTGGTAATGACTTCAATAAGATTTATGCTGCAGATGATGGTGAAGTAACTTATACAATTACTACAACTACAACTGGACATTACTTCGGAGATTATAAGTTAACTACAACAAATAAGATTACAACTAAACAAGATATTATAGTTCCTTCTTGTAAGGTAACAGGACAAAATACAACTTATGATACAACTAAGACATTTGGAATAAATGATACATATTCTCCAGTAGGTATTAAGTATTATGAATATGCTGTACCTAATGATCCTGGTAGAGATGCTAGTCCACAAAGTAATCACTTAATTGCAAGAGCTGGTGCTAATACACCATATACTTTCACATTATTAACTGGTGATACAACTGGATCATGCGCATTCAATGAATTAACTCATGAAAAGATTTACTTTAGAGCAATAAATAATGAAGGTTACTATGGTACATGGCAACCAATGAATTTATATGCTACTAATGATTTATATAAGTTATTAAATGCTAATTATGGTGGATCATGTACAAATTCA